CCACCACCACCGCAAACACTGCTTCGCTGCAGAAGATCTACGTCAACGTGACTTCGCTGAAGCGTTACGTCAAGGTCTCCGTAACCGTGGCTGGTGGCTCCGGTGCTGGCGCTGTTGCCGTGCTCGGTCTTGCTTCTGCGAAGTACGGCTGATCATGGCGCTGACGGAGGATCTGGATATATTCCTGGCGGACTTTGGAGTCAGCTGTACGGCTGGCTCCACTACCGCCAACGGAATCCTGGATATGCCTAGCCAGGTGATCAGCGATGGAATGGTGCTCACCACCGACTACACGCTGACTGCCAGAACCTCCGCCTTTGGCAGTCTCATCCGCGGTGATTCGATCACTGTTGATGGGACTGCCTACACCGTCCGCGAGACGATGTTGATTGACGACGGCAAGTTCGTACAACTTGGGATTCAACGGACATGAGCGGTCCCTTCAAGGTCAACACACGGAGCCAGTGGGCAGCGCAGAATCCTGTGCTGATGGCGGGAGAGCCTGGCCTTGAAAGTCAGACCGGAAACTTAAAGATTGGTGATGGCAGAACGGCCTGGAATACGTTGCCGTATTTCAGCAGTCCAGCGAATTGGGGTTCGTTCTGGGATACAACATCGCAGACGGCAACAGCTAATACCCCGACTTCAATCCTGCTTCGCAAGAACGACCTAGACAACCGTGGCATCAAGGTGATCTCGGACAGCCGGATCACGGTTGATCATCCGGGGATCTACAGCTTCACGTTCTCGATTCAGTTCAGCAATACAGACACCAGCATCCACGACATTAACGTCTGGCTGCGCAAGAACGACAGTGGAGCTAGCGGTGATGTGGTTGATAGCGACAGCAAATTCAGCATTATCTCTAGCCATGGCGGCATCCCTGGCAATGTGATCGGCACGGTCAACTTCATTCTGAAACTGACGACAGCGGACTATATCGAACTGATCTGGGCGACCAGCAACGCCAACGCATACATTCACGCTGAGGCCGCGGCGACCAGTCCGTTCGCGCATCCGGGGATTCCGGGCATCATTTGCACAGTTGTGCAGGTGGCATCAGCATGACAACGCGGCGTGAGTCAATCCTTGCAAGGATTCGCACCAACCTGACGGATACCACTGACGTTGGCACGCGGATTTACCGCAGCCGTGTTGAGCCACTGGCCAGAGGTGAGTTGCCGGCGATTGTCGTTGAGCCAGTCAACGATGTGTGCGTGCAGCTGACTAGCGCGCCAACGTTGGACTGGACGCTGACGGTGCGGGTGAGCGTGATTGTGCGCGGCAACATCCCCGATCAGGTGGCAGATCCGATCATCGAGAGCTTGCACGCCAAGATCATGGCGGACTTGACTTGCAATGGTTTCGCTTATGACGTGCAACCAACAGGAGTCAGCTTTGATCTGATGGAAGCGGATCAACCCTCTGGCGTGATCTCCTGTGATTACGTTGTGAAGTATCGAACCCGTGTCGCTAATTTGGCTCAGAGTCCGTAGTAGCTACGATGATGGACGAACACCACGGCCAGGGCGGAAGCTATCTGGTCGACAAGAAAACCGGCAAGCGAAAGCTCGTCGAGCGGACCCAGCCGGCTCCCCATCCACAACCTGAGGTAGCCACCGATGGCATCAGTTCTGACGCGCCGGCGCCTGATTCTGGCGAAGATTGAAAGCACCTACGGCACTGATTCGAGCCCGACCGGATCGAGCAATGCGATCTTGGTGCGCAATTTAGAGATCCAGCCCCTGGTTGCCGAAACCGTCAACCGTGACCTGGTGCGCCCTTACATGGGCCAGGCTGATCAACTGCTGGCCCAAACTCGCGTTGAGGTGAGCTTTGAGGTTGAGCTGGCTGGTTCCGGCACCGCTGGCACCGCTCCTGCGTATGGCCCAATCCTGAAGGCCTGCGGCCTCAGCGAGACGCTGGTCACCAGCACAAGCGCCACCTATGCGCCTGTGAGCAGCAGCTTCAGCTCGGTCACTATCCACTACCACGAGGATGGTATCCGTCACAAGCTGACCGGCTGTCGCGGCAGCTTTGAGATCACCGGCGAAGTCGGTCAGATCCCGGTGATCAGCTTCACGATGACGGGCATCTACAACGCCCCGACTGATGAGACGCTGCCTACGCCTACCTACGCCAACCAGGCCACCCCGCTGATCTTTAAGGAAGGCAACACCACCAACTTCAGCGCGTTCTCCTACAGCGGCTGTCTGCAGTCCTACAACTTCAGCATGGCCAACGATGTGATCTATCGCGAACTGGTGGGTTGCACGAAGGAGATTCTGATCACCAACCGCGCCCCCAGTGGCACCGTTGTGATCGAGGCCCCGACGATCGCGACGAAGGACTTCTTCACGATCGCAACTGGCACCAGCACTGGCAGCATCACCTTCCAGCACGGCACCACGGCCGGCAATATCGCCACCGTGACCACTGCTCAGTCTGACCTGGGCAACCTGAGCTATTCAGATCAGGACGGGGTGCAGATGCTGAACATGCCATTTATTGCAGTTCCGACCAGTTCGGGCAATGATGAGTTCAGTCTCGCCTTCACTTGATCCTTGGCGTTCGTTCTGAAACGGTCTGGCTCTTATTCCTGGCCCGTCAATTTCGATGTTCCCATCGATGGCGGCCGGCATGAGCGCCAGACTTTTGACTGCGAATTTAAGCAGCTATCGCAAACCCGGATCCAAGAACTGAGTGAAGGGATCGGCAACGATGAGTTGTCAGCCCTGGAGATCGCTGCTGAGGTGCTTGTCGGCTGGTCTGGTGTGACCGACGACGAAGGCAAAGAGGTTCCGTTCAGCCAGAAGAGCATGGCGGATCTGCTTGAGGTGCCGATGCTCGCTAGCGCCATCGTCATGGCCTACTTCGAGAGCCTGCAGGGAGCTAAGCGAAAAAACTGACTGAGGCCGCGGAGCATTGGGCAGGCGGCGGCGTCATTGATGAAGTCGCCACTGATGCCGCGGCCATGGGCCTGGAACTCCCGGACCTTCCGCCACCACCCGAGGAAAACTTTTTCGTCTGGGAAACGAACTGGGAAATTGTCCAGATGTTCTTGCGTCTTCAGACGCAATGGCGCACAAATATGTCTGGAGTGACGGGGCTGGACTATACAGCGGCCCAATGGCTGTTTAAGCTGTACGCAGTAGAAGAGCCGCGGGAGCTGCTGGAGGGCCTACAAGTCATGGAGGCAGCAGCAATGAGCAAGCTCAATCGATCCAGCTAGCCATGACTCTCAACCGCGACGCCGCATTTCGATTAAAGGTCAACGTCGACGGCGCCAATCAGATCACTGCGTTCAATCGCAATCTGAAAGGTTTAGAGACCACTGCGCAACTAAGTAAGGCCCAGCTCGGGCAGATGAATATCCAGATCAACCGCATGGCGCGGGAAGCTGGAAACACTACGGCCGGGATTCGGCAGCACATCGCGGCGCTGACCACGTTGCGCGATCGGGTTGATCTCAACAGCAAGGCCTATCAACGCCTTGGCAATGAGATCGATCAGCTGCAGGCTAAGTTGCGCGCCGCCTCTGGTGCCGCTGGCGGCAGCGCCGCAACTGGCGGCGGATTCCTGCAAGGGATCCTCGCGCTCAGTGGCAAGATTGCCGCGATCACTGCGACTGCTGCTGGAGTCGGCTATCTGACCAAGCAGATTGCTGATACGGGAATCGCTGCTGTCGAGTCGCAACGTCGCCTTGATTTACTAAGTAGAGGCTTTGATGACTTTGCGCGAGTCCAGGATTCAGCTAATGCTGCTGCCTCAAAATTCGGGCTAACTCAGACTGAAGCGAATCAACAATTTGCGCAGATCTATGCACGATTGAGGCCAGTTGGATTAACGCTCGCAGAAATCACAAGCGTCTACAACGGATTTAACACTGCCGCAAAACTAAGCGGAACTACAGCAGAGGAAGCGAGTGCTGCGTTTCTGCAGTTGAGCCAGGGTTTGGGCACTGGCGTGCTGCGCGGTGAAGAGCTGAATAGTGTTTTCGAGCAGACACCGGCTGTTGTACAGGCTATCGCTCAAGAAATGGGCGTTGGCATTGGTCAAATTCGTGATTTAGCCAAAGAAGGCAAGATCACTAGCGACATTGTGCTGGCAGCATTGCAGCGCATTGAGCGAGATGGCGCCAACAAATTGGCGGAAGCACTGAAAGGCCCAGCGCAGCAGATGAAGAACTTGGCCAACTCGGTCAACAATCTGCAGGTTGCAATCTCTGACTTGGCGTTACCTGCGTTCGTTGGAATCATTGGAAACCTGACCGATAAGGCCAACGATGCAGTCACCATCGTCAACAATCTTGGCGATGCCTGGAGATACGTCAGCAGCCAACTCGGTTTTGTTTCTGCTGGACTTCAGAACGTTATCAAC